GTTAAATCTCCTCATGGTTAAAGTGGACTGCGTTACCACCACTCAGTAAGCCCGCGATATGCGGGCGGTCGAGCAGCACACTAGCGCATCTGCGAATACAAGTCAACCCTCAACGCCATCGCTCGGCCTTGTTCCGCTTGCGCTCACCCTTACCCACCCGCTGGCGACGGTCCCTATTCACCCACTCACCAGCTGGTACGACCTCTACTAAGTCACCCCACACCATACAGTCTGCATCCTCCCCAACCCATACGTCGCCCGGCTTCACCACCTGCACATCATAGTGCTCGGTCATCAGCTCACACAATGACCGCCAATGCCAGCTGCGGTCAGGGTTGCCAACGATGAGTACCGTCGGCTTCATCACTCACCATCCTTCGCGTCTGGCGCGGATTGGTTCGACAGCAACGTTCTTATTCTTGGCGCAAGCCTCTTGTCGTCCCATGAACTTCTATCTTCCAGCAAAACGTCTTCCAGCAACTCCAGCGCCTTGGTCAGTTCGGATTGCAGAGTGTTTGCCCTTTCTGCATTAGCGCCCGCTCGTTTCTGCTCAACTTGGTGAAGGTTGTGCAACCGCTCCACCTCAGCCTTCAGGGCATCACGCTCTTTGCAGACTTCAACCCAGTTATGGTGGTGACGGTCAGCGGACTCGATGTTCTTGGCTTCGCTGGCCTGCAACCGGGCGTTTTCAGCAGTCAGGCGGGTGACGTGAGCGCGGTCTACCAGTTCGGAGAAGTCTTTGACCTGGCCATCGTCGAACAAGAATTGTGCTGGCTTCTCCGTGTCGAACTCCAGCCTCCAGCCTCGAGGCCCATCAGTGCCAACCCAGCCGGCGAATTTGAACTTGTAACCCAGCACTTCCACCTCCCCGCCAGCATTCACTGTATCCATCATGCCTGCTCCTTGTAGTACGTGGCGCGGATTACGCAGCCTGCCTTGATGTGTGCGTCCTCGAATGGATAGTTGCTGCCGTAGTCGATGCTCTGCCATACCGTGTCGATGCGCACCAGTGCTGCACCATCCAGCCGCAGCACAGTGTGCGACGGGCCACACTCAGCGTGCAGTCTGTGCGGTGATACATCAGCGAGTGCAACACCAACCCGGCGCAGGGCCTCACGCATGATTGCCTCCTGCTGCTCCATCATCTCGGCGCAGATGCGCTCACGCAGATGGCGGAAGCCGTTCAACTCCTGTGTCAGTATCTGGCCGTACGTCTTGTCGAAGCTGAACGCGTTGCGCTTGATACCGGCCTGTTGCATCTCAAGCGCTACGGTAGGTGTACCGGGCACTGCCTGTACGTTCGGTTCGCTGGGCTTGCGGCCTGTTGGTGTACGCATGTCTTGTGGCTCCTCGTGTTGTGTGTCGGTCAAGTACTGCATGTGCGCAGGCTGTACGCACAGCCAACAGTGCATCGTGGCGGGTGCTGTCTTACGCGGCACCATGATAGTGTGTCCGCAGTCCAGCGTACACCACACGCCAAAATGGCTTACAGAATCCTTGATCACTCTGCGGCGGGGTAGCGTACTCATCTCAGTACCCTGCCCATTCGCGCAGCTCTTGGAAGTCAGTGAACTCTGTGCGGCTGTCGGCAGTGTCTGGGCGTACCTTCACACGGTACAAACCGGCTACACCATGTGTTGGTGCGCGTAGTACGTCAAAGCCCAAGAACCAATCGTGCTGACGTGCCCAGCCTACCTGCTGGAACTCCAGACCCTTTGCGAGTGCAGGCGAAGGCATGTTGATTGTACGGTTGCCGTCTTGATCCAAGAGGGTGAAAGGAACGTCACCAAAAGCAGCGTCGTCAAGCGCTGTGATCATCTCTTGCGTAGGGCGTGATGGCTTGTACATTCTGCTCTCCTTAGATCAGGTTGTTCGAGTGTGCCCAGAACAGAGTCACCACGACGCAGGCAATCGCACACGCTGTGACGGCAAGTACTGCTTTGATTGCTGCGTAGCGTTGCTTACGTGCTTGGCGTTGTTTGCGAGTCATGGTGGCTGCTCCGTGTTGTTCGTTGATGTGCTCATGTTAGTTAACTCTTAACTCACCGTCAAGCACTTCTTGAAAGAATCTTCTCACTGCGTCAGCAAAGGCTCTAGATCAAGCATCCTGTTAATGTGACATATAGTGGAGAGAAGCGACGGAGAGAGGCAACGATCTCAGTTCTGACGACACTCAGGGATCGGGGACCCTGCCAGAGCGTAACAGAGTGAAGCGACCGAGCCGATAGGCGAAGAGACCAGAGAAGCTACAGAGAAGAACCACTGAGGTACACCAAGAGATACACGGATGAGATGACAGAGTGAACACAGAGAGAGATACCAGAGGAGTGATGATGAGATGTGACGCACAGACGAAAAAGGTATGCCAGCACGGACAGACTGCAAAAAGGTATGACGAGACGGACGAGCACCCAACCACAGCCAGACCGCAGGCCCACCGAAGGTGGAATGCTACAGAGATACCGACGCTGAGCACTGATGTGAAGAAAGATGCAGAAAGTTGAAGAAAGGTGCAGAGAAGTGTTGACACCGTCGATGAACCTAGGTACACTGTGCCCAAGAGACAACAATCTCCCGCAGCATCGAGGCAGTCCCTCCCGAACCAAGGGGGCTACGGGGAAGACTCAGCGTGATCGGGGTCGGAGACCCTCTCGGACGAGGGCAACAAAATAAGCCGCCTATGCACTCGCATCTGAGACTGTCAAGTACCACCCGTCTTGCAGATGGTACTTCACCGGTCATTCCTCTCCGGCCTTCCGCTGCTTCGCTTGCAGCTTGGCCGACTCAATGCAGATAAGGATTACGCAGCCCAGCAGCCCGAGGATCATCAGGAGGCGCTCAGCACGATGCCGGTAATGACACCGTTCGCAACTGTGATGGTTGCAAAGTTCCCGGAGCCAGAGACCGCACCGGCGTTTACCTTCACGCCAGACACGACGCCAGCGACGTTCGCAGGGAGCTTGATGTTCGACACAGCGTTTGCTGCGACGGTGAACGTGCCGGTGCCGATGGCTGCACCTGCGGAGTTCTGGACAGGCGCCGTCCCGCCGTTCTGTACGACCGCTTGCGTAGCAGGCAGGGCTGCGGTAGCGCCGACGTCAGAAAGGGCAGTGAGCAGCGTAGCCAGTTGTGCGTCAATAGCGGCAGCGTGGGCTGTGCCCGGCGTAATGCCGTTCTGTGCGAAGCTCTGGCAGGCTACGCCCGTCTTTACGGCTTCATTGCGCAGGGTGAGGCGTTGTAGAGGTGTTGCGTTTGCTACAGGCATGGAAACTCCAGAGGGCGACCGTAGCCGCCCGCGTCAAAGGGATTAAGTGTTCAGAGGTGCCAGAGCAGCGACAGCAGCCGCGACCTTAGCGTTAACCGCTGTGGCACGATCAGTCGCAGTGGTGCCCGGCTGCTCAGAGCCTTGGTTGTAGAAACGCAGTTCCAGCTCAGCGGCACGCAGAGCGCGGAACGCTACCTCGATTTGAGTTTTAGTTGCAGAAACGATACCAGCCATTGTGTAGCTCCTAGTAAAGAACGCGAACCTTAGTGTCCGCGCCTGTTGCAGTTAATCCAGCCTTCAGCCGGATGCGGGCGTACCGCCCTACTGGTACACCAGACGTACCGAACGCACGTGCGCCAGCAATCGCCTTGACCAGTGTTGATAACCCGTTGTCGGGCATTACCGCAGGCCACCACGTCACGCCGTCCTGTGAGCACTCGACCTCAAGCTCTTCGTTAATGAGCGTCAGGACTGTGCTCACCTTCAGGACGTACATACGCAGCGGCACCCGAGGGTACACCCCGAGGTCCAGCGTCTCGCTAACCCAAGTCGCGCCACCAGCGATGCTGCCGGGGCTGAACTCAATGAAGCGTTCCATTGGTAGGTTGGTGATAAGGCCAGCGGACAGGCGCTCCACGGAGACGCGTAGTGCGCCCTCCCTGTACGTGTCCTGCACCCACTGGCCGGTTATGATGTCCGTCCCTGTGCTCATGGTGTTAATCCGTTAAGTGCATTACAGCGCTCAAGTGCTGCGTGGTAGTCCAGCAGCCCCTGTGCCATGCCGCCAGCGCTCGATACATCGACGCTAGGGTGTTGGCATGGGCTGAACGCTTGTACATCTGAGACGCTTGCACAGCTCGCTAATGACAGGGTCAGGAGTACGCATAGCGCCCCATTCCCCACTGCGCGCCAGTGCCTGCGCCAATCCTTGTTTGGCTGCATCTCGCTCAGCCTCCACTTTGTTGACACCCGCCTGTATACGGGCTGTGCGGGCCTTGGCGGCTTCTAGGTCCTTAGCCAGTGTACTGGCCTGCCCTTCAGCCGCTACGGCCCTTGTGTGCTGCGCAGAGCCGTACCAGCCCGCCCCGACAAGCAAGACGAGCAGCAAGGCGAAGGCAGCGATTACAGGTCCTGCACGCATAGCGCGAACTCCTTAGCACGACGGTTCTCAAGGCCCCTGCTAGGCTTGCCCTGCACCGTGGCCTTGAAGCCCTTAGCAGTGCCGTACTTGCCCTGCCAAGGGGCTACAATCGCGGCACAGGCGCCCCGCCAGTCACGTACCGCCAGCCTGTCCAAGAACAGCTTGTGTGGCTTGCCGGGTGCTTGTGTGTTGAACTGCACTGACGCCATCGCAGCAACCACTGAGGCAGGCGCCCCAGCGGTGTACGGCTTCAGCCCCTCGACGTACAGGCTAACGGAACGCAGTAGGTCTGCATCACACTCAGCGACGGTAAACCGCGCTTTGGGGATGCCTACCGTTTGGCCGTAGCACCACGTTTTAACGCCCCCGATGTCGTCATAGGGGACTGTCCGCAGCTCTTCTGTAGGTCCGAGGAAGGCCGAGGCGAGCAGTATTGCACCGCTCGCGCCGAGGTTAACTAGCCTGTTTCGTAGTGACATGTTCGGCCTCTTTGCGCTTAGCCCGAAGGTTACGCAGCTCTAGGACCGTCTTTACAATCTGACAGGCCACGAGGATACCAGTCATAACCGCGACCACGTTTTGGATACTCACTCCGGACAGGTACATCCCGAGGTAGCCAAGCGAGGGGCTAGCGGTCGTTGCTCTGTCAATCACAACGTCTTTGATACTCATCACATACCCCTGCGCCTTATAGCGCGGTGTGTCTTCTTGGTGCCCTGCTGCGCAGGCTTCCGGGATGCGGAGCCGAGCGGGTCATTAATAAAGTCTTTCATCTCTTGTGCCTCGCGCTTGCGCTGTTCCTGCTCCTCGTCAACAACAAGGAAGCCGACCAACTCACGTGCGAGGGCCTCCACGGCGTCGATACGGTCGTCTTTCTCAAGCGACCCTTTGTCCGTGGTGATGCTGTGCAACTGGTGGAAAAACGAGCGTGTCATACGCTTGTCCATTGGGTACTGCTTCAGCAGCTCCAAGTCCATGTCAAGCGCGGACTTGTGCACTACAAAGCGGTGCCGCTGGATGATCGGACGCAGCGTATCGATGATGCGTTTCTCTTTCTGCCCACTGCTCCATCGCTCGTCAACGCCGCAGCCCTGCACACGGCGTTTGCCTGTGGCCGGGTCGATGCTGTTGAAATAGTTCTGGATGAGCTGGGTAACAGCACCGGCACCCATGTTGCGCTCTACGAGCACGCCACGTACGCCAAAGGCGCTCACCAGCGCAACGAGCTTCTCAAGGTTGTCCTCTTGGAACCCGCCCTTGAAACCACCCACCGCCAACAGGTGCATATACGGCCCGACCACACCGCCAATAGCGAACGCAAGCTCGTCACCACCGTCTGACGCAGGGTCAACGGTCATGGTGATGCTGCTGAGCTTGGCGAAGTGCTCCGACACGAAAGCAGGCCCGTACATCTCGGCCTTGGCTAGCGGGAACTCCTGCGGCAGCTCGATACGGAACCGCTTATCAGCAGCCCAGCTCAAGCGCTCTGGTACAGTGTCAATGCTGAACTCACCCACGATCAGGTCGCGTAGCTTGAGCTGCTGACGCATCGCATCAGACAAGGTGGTGTCCAGCATGAACTGGAGTTGGAAGCCCTCGGGGCCTTGGTCCAATTCTTTCTTGCAAAGGTCTACTTCGGTGTAGCGCTCAGGGTCGGTACTCCAGCCGCGAGAGCCGTCAAGGCCCTTGCCGGAGCGGCACTTGTCCCCGAGGATTGCCATACGCTCGGTGATGCTTGGCGCGAGGTACTCACCGTAACGCTCCTCTTCCTCTGCGGAAGGGAACCGGCCCGGCCAGATGCGGACGGTGTAACCACGACGCGGTAGGCCGTTGTAAATCGATTCCCGCGTTTGCGGTGTACCGAGATACATAATGCGACCGTGCGTCACGATGGAGCTGAACTCGCGGGACAGCAGGGCGATGTGTTCCCGCCCTGTGGCCGTTAAACCGTTCTTGGTGGTCTCGATGTCGTCGGGGATAAGGATATCCGCCCGGTAACCCTGCAACGAGCCAGTAAGGCCGAGACAGTTAACCGAGGCAGACTTCTCCACGCCGCGCAGAGACCAGTGCACGTCAAACTCAAGATCGGATGTACGGTCCCCGGCGCTCTTATCAGGGCGCAAGTAATCCAGTACATCCCACTGCATAATAAGCCGCTTCATCAAGATTCCGTTCTCTTTCGCCTTATCTTCGGCACCAGAGACCAGCATCACGCGTTTAGCGGGGTCTTGTATCAACTCCCACACGCCGTAGAAGCAGGCGACGGTGGATTTGGCCTCGCCTCGTTGGGCTTGTACCATTTGTTCAGCGGGACCATGTTGCATGAACATCGCCATGTCCGCCTGCATCCACGTCAGGTTAAACCCGATGTAGGCGAAGGCGTCACGGCAGAAGTCTACAAACTCTGGGTACATCTCCCGGACAACTTGAGCTTTAGCCCAACGAGCGCGAACGTCCATTAATTAGCCCCGTATAATCCCACGATGTCTTCATTGCTCAAGGCAAGCGCCTTAGCAGCCTTCTCACGACGAGCCAAGGAGCTAGCCTTGAACTCGTCACGGAGTCTTTCAAGATCACCTTTATCTGCGGGGTCACAAGTTACTGCATTGTCTTTCAGAAACTTCGCAATGGCCGCTTTATCAGCGGCTGGTACAGGAATATCATTCTCCCTGTACCAGCGAATCTCATCAATCATTTGTTCTGCTAGCAGCTCGTGCAGCGTAGACAGAACACTTTCTTTCGCTGCCATATAAGTACCTTAGATTTGTTCTTCGATAGGCCAACTACCAGACATACAGAACGAGGACGTCGCTGTAAGGCTCCCAGCAGCCACGGATACTTCAGCAAGGCCGTACCCTGTCGCGAGCAAGGTCACGCTCGGACTACCGGGGCTACAGCGCCAGATGACATTCTCGTAACCTGCGGTTGGGCGCACGACGTTTGCGTGCCGCGCCACAGGTCCCGCCGTAAACAGGTTCGCTACGTTCCGCGAGGGTATCGGGAAACCCGAGATAATCAAAGTGCCTGCTGTTGCTGCATCTTTCGCAGTTAGCGTGATGTTCACGTCCCAGAAGAGCCGCCCGTTAATTACCTCATAGTTACCCACTTGGACGCTGTACGTCTGTGTACCGGCGGTAGTGCTACCGGAAATCACCGGCGTAAACGTGCCGCGCTGACCGAGACGGGTAGTGTACAGGGACGTAAACACACCGCTCACATCATAGCGGGAGCAGTTGTGGTGCGTGTAAACACCCGGCCCTTTCATACCCAACGCAGCATTACTAGAGAACCTGCAACCGTTAAAGAATGTTCCACGGCTACCGCTGTTCATGTTCACGCTGCGCAGATCACCGCCGTTGAACGTGTTGTTCTCGGCGGTAGCCATAATCTCAATGTTATTGGTGTTTGAATTCGAACGGCATGTGATATTGTTCCACACGTCGGAGATACCGCCCGCCCTTAGATCGTTACCGGTGTTCTGTTCAATGTCGAAGCATGTAAACGTGTTGTACTTCGAGCCTACTGCCGTAACGATCCCATGTCCGGTGTTATGTTCAGACGTCCCTGTAAAAGTGGCCTGCTGGCAGCTGTTTACCTGAACACCCACACCGGCGATGCCCTCCATGCGAAGGTCAAACCAACATGCGGAAGTGAACTCACCCGTGTTGCGACCGTCGATAGCAAGGCCCGTTGTAGGTACAATCGCCCACTCTGAACCCGGCCCCACGTTAATACTAGCGGTCAGTTTATACGCCGTCAGTACCCCGTAGTTAATTTGAAAAGCCACACCCGGTACGTTTAACGCTCGCAACTCTATGACTGAGTGGTGCAGGGCCTGTATGTGGACGCCGCCAGTATTCGAACTGTTACCCTCAATTTGCAGGTTGCCCACGATACGGAAGTTGTACAGGTTGGAGGCACCAGCGGTTAAGTCCCACGCCCAAGTACCCGCGCTGCCTAAACACTTAAATCGCACGTTACCATCCACGTACATATGAAAGTTAGACGCTGCTAAGTTCGGGATAGTGTTGAAACTGTATGTCCCACCGGGCACGTGCAGAGGCTTACCGGCTGTGGTTGCTTTGACGAACGCCAACATAAACGTCAACTCAGTGTTAGCCGGTGTATCCACCGGCCCCACGTCAAGCACGTTTATATAGTCGTCCAGAGAAGCTTGTACAGTGCGCGCGTTGTGCGCTACAATACGAGCACCAATAGCCGGGTTTAGGAGGTCGGTGCGCAACTGGTACGCACTGTCGATAATCGCACCGTCTACTTTCTCTTCAGCGCGCTCTGCAATCTCCTTTGCTTCCTCAGCAATGATCAGGGCATTCGATGCGGTGCCTGCGGTCTCGTTGACTGCCTCCTGCACAGAGTACAGGAGCTGACGGTTGTTCTCGTCGATGTAGCGAGGCAGGAACGGCACACCACCCGCGAACACGTGCAGCGGCTGGTAAGCCAACGTGCTACGGTAAACGCGGATGATTGCGCCGACTGCTGGCGCCGAGCTGAGCTGCACAGAGGCAGTGCTACCTGCGAGCCAGCTGTACGGTGTGTTAACGCCGTTAACGCTAACGAACACCTCAGCTTTAGACAGGTAAGGGAACGTCAGGGCGAAGACGGTTTGCGAACCGTCGCCCTCATATAAGTCTTCGGTACTTGGCGTCTGGGCCATTTATTCACCTTTCCAAGCATCCAACACGAGTGCGGTGCCCGGCATTGCATTGATAAACGGAAGTACCTGCGTAGCGGCTTTACCGATGTCGGCAGACCCCTCGCGGAACTCCCCGTTGAACATCTTGTTGGCGCCACCTAGGGCGCGGCTCGGTGCGTCCATGATCCCAGTCAAGGGGACAGACATACCTGCACGACCGCCAGTGAGACCGGCGATACTCGCTGCGCCGCCGATGAAGCCGAGGCCAGCCGTGTACCCGATGGCACCCTTGGCAATCTTCTGCAAACCCTTCTCGGACAGGTCCAAGTCACCCTTGCGAGCCTCGTTAACGGAGACCATCAGGAATGTCATGGGGTACTGAAACGCGAGGACAGTTGCGAGAGCGCGCACGCCGCCGTTCTGGAGCTGGCCGCGTAGCGTCTTGTTGTGTGCGAACGAAACGAATGATTGAAACTGGCCGAGGACTTGTCCAACCGCAGAGCGGGAGAACGACGAACCTTGACCCGGACGCCCGAACAGCAGCGTATCGTCCATCATCCGCAAGGCTACGTTCATGGTGCTGTCTATGGCCTCTTGAGACCAGCCAGACCAATTCATAGCCGTTGCGTTCTTACCACTGTATGTCACATTACTGCGCAGGGCGTTGCCTACAAGGTTCCAGTCCAAATCAGGTGCGTAGGAGCGGATTTGCTCTAGCGCCTTGGTATCGCCCTTTGCGGCCCTTGCTAGCTTGTTCAGCACCAAGTTAGCGTTCATGCGGGATTGATTTGTGTGTATGAACTTCATTGCGTTCAAGAACGGCACGGCCTGTTTCCCGGCGTGCAGCAGCCTGTCCAGCACGGTGTCACCTGCCGCCAAGTTCACGTCGTGCTGACGCTTCCAAGGACGTACCCGCACGTCTCGTGCTAGGTCGAGGTGCAGGACCGTGCTCAGCTCATCTGCTAAGTCCGGGTTGCTGCGTGCGTTGTTCAGCACGTTACGGATGCCGGGGAACGCTTTCATAAACGCCTTACCGGTCTCGACAACGCCATGACGGGCAGCGATGGTGCTGTACTCTGCCACTTGCCACAACCCGGAGCCAGACAGCATCGTAGCGTCTGCCATTGCCTTGACGCGCTGCACAACAGGTCCCAACACGTTAGGCTCTGGACGGTTGCCGGTGAAGTCTCCCAGCAGGCCATCAAGCTGCAACATCAGGTCGTTCTGTTTGGCCTGCGGCAGCGAGCGGATAGACTCCAGATAGCTGCGCTTGAACGCCTCCAGCCCGGCATCATCACCAGCAATACCCGCTTTCGCCAACGCCATGCGACCCGCCATGCTGGAGGTGTAGTTCTCCATCACGCGGTCGATATCGGTGTCGATCAGGTCGGACATGCGATAGATGTTTCCGTCAGCCCCGTTTACCGCTGTGGTCATGTCGAAGCTGAGACGGTGTTTACCGTACTTCGTGGTGCCTTGGTCGGACGCCTTCTGCTCGATCTTGAACATAATGCTATCGACCTTGCCTTGCGACATGTTCGAGGATTCCAACGCCTCGCGCAGAAACGCGGTATCCGTCTTGCCCAGCCCGCCGAGGAAGTCCGAGCGGGTGCCCGCTGCCTTGTCCTTGACGCGCTGAATCAAGGCTGTTGCGATGGCGTCCGCCTCGTCGCGGTCGATGCCCTGAATACCCTTGAATGCGGACTCGGCGATCAGGCGCCGTGGTAGGCCCTTCTCGATGTCGTCCATGCCACGTATTAAGGAGTCGTTCCAGCTTCGATGGAAGTAACCCGGCTGAGCAGTGAAGTTTTCAAAACCTCGAACTCCTGCCTCTTTCGCTTGCTCACCGATTCTTGCGTGGATGCGGTCAGACTCGTCCGCGAGCTGGGTAACGAGTGGGTTTTGCCTCGGCGCTGAAGAGACGTTGCCATACTTTTGGAACTCATCGTTACGGCGCAGCAGTTCCTGCGCCACCTCTTTGTTCAGGTCATCCCGAGCCGCACCGTACTTACCGGACAGGTCCAGCTTGCGCGACAGGAATGACCACCCTTGCTGCTGGGCTAGGCCCTGCTCCAGCATCGAGTCATACGACTGCATGTACCCGTCCGCCTCGTTGGTGAAACGGCGGTGATAGCTGGCGGCGTTGTTGTTCGTCAGCAGCTCGTCGCGGCGTACCGGGTCGTCTACCAACGTTTTCATAAGCGGCCCGGCCTCTGGGGTAGCCTTGGCGAGCTTGTCTGTCTCAGACGTGAACTCGTTGATTGCCTTGCCCAGCTTGCCGCCTGTGCCGGGGATACCCATACGGCCAGCCCAACCACCAGAGCCAGCGATACCGCCCACGCCACCACCGCCAAACAGGGCACCGAAGCCGCCCATGAGGGATGCGTTCAGGATGTAGTCAAACCCTGTCGTACTCTTACCGGCTGCGTCTGCGGCACCCACCAGCCCAGTACCCGCTGTGGCTCCCAGAGTGGCGGACGCGAGGCGCCCCAGTCGCAGGCCCTTGGATGCGCCAAAGGTGGCGAAGTCCACCAGCAGCGAGGCAGGGTCCAGCATACCGGATGCCAGCGCAAAGCCACCGTGCCGGTTCAGCACCTCTTGGTTGGTCTGGTGTTGCGCGATGGACTGGGCCAGCTCAATCTGATCCTCCGCGTTGCCTGCCGACCCTAAGAGCTTCAGGTTGTCCTCTGTAGGCTCAAGGCCCATGCGCGAGATTAAGTCCTGCGCACGGCGGGTGCCTTGAAACGTCGGGTCATAGTCCGCGAACCGGGAGTTGTAAGCCCGGTCCATAGACTCGACGATGTACCCTGTGTACGACTCCTGCGCAGCGGCCTTGACCTTGTCGGTCAGGTTGTCCCGCGCCTCGGCCTGTGCAGCCTCTATCGGCTGCTCCTGAATGCGCTGGTACTTCTCCTGCACCTGCACACCGGCGGGGCCACCGGTGACATCGTCAAGGGTAGCCCCGAGGCCCGTTGGCGCTATCGGGTGCAGCGCCTGCTGAAGCTTGTCCAGCGGAAGCTGGTCTTGCGGTTTTACGTACAACGAGCCTTTGCCAGCCATGCGGCCTCCTTACTGTGGACGGGCGCTCGTATCTGCCATGACGTTAAGTCCGGAGAAGTGCGGTGCCATCCGTTTGATAAACCATTGTGCCCGGTCGGGCGTTTGCTTGGCCCAGTCACTGGACTCGACCTCGCTACGGAAGGCGTCCCAGTTCTTGGTTTTGATTGCTTCGGCGGTCTTGGAGTGCTTGCGCAAACCTTGCTCACCCAGCTGGAACACTGCACCAGACAGGCCGGTAATGGCGCTGCCCTCGGTAACGCCCAATTCGCGGGCCAGCTGTGTACCCTGCTGCATAGCCGTGTCTGTGTCCTCACGGAACCACTTCTCGGCCTGCTCCTGCGATACTCGCTCGCCCTCTTTCAACTGCCCGGTGACGTTGTGGCCGACACCCACAGCGAGGCCATTGCGGTCCTTGTACACGGTCAGGTTCAGGCCCTCGAAGCCGGTCAGCTCCTTGCGGAAGTTGTACGCGGCCCGTACGGGGATACCGTAGGAGTTCCCGCCGTCGATCTTGAACGAGACATCCCCAAACGAGGTGCCTTGCTCTTTCATCGGCACAGCAGCTCCGAAGTGCGCAGCCTGTGCTTCGTCCAGCACGCGGGTTTGCTCGTCCCGCACACGCTTACCGATGGCGGTAGGGTCGATCACAGCGCGCTGCAACACTTGGCCCTTGTCGTTAATCTGGATGTTCTCCAGCTGCCCGGTGGCCTTGTTGAATGAGAAGTTGGACTCTACACCGTCCGCCGCTGGTGGGTAATCCTGCGACAGAAACTTACCGATCATTTGCTTGTCTTTCGAGCCGAATACCTGTTCAACGTCCACACCACGCGGCAGGATCAGGTTACGGCGCACTTCGCCAGTACCAAACGCGCCCGGCTCACCTACCGTGATGGTGCGGGCCTGCACGTTCGCTACGGCGAGGTCTAAGGCGCTGTCAGCGTTCAGGCCCATGTTGTTGCGGTCGCTGGTGATGTTCGACAGCTCATCAGTAAGCGCGGCACCCATGACGGCGGACTGGTACGGGTTGCTCGACCTGTTGCTGTTCCCGGTCAGGAAGTTGCCCAACCGGCCAGTAACGCCGCTGTACACCTCGGCGTCTACGCGGTCCATCAGGGTTTTTCGGAACGTCTGGGTCTTCAGTCCTTGGTCGAGCGCGTCCAGCTTGGCGAAGGCGTCACGGTTAACCGCGTACTCCTTGATCGCTTGCGCCGGTGCCACGCCGTGCTCTTGCTGGGCGAGCACATACGACATAGTCGCCTTGGTGTCGTCCGGCATAGCTGCCAGCAGGACAGCGCGTGCGCCGGGGTTCTTCTGCTCAGCGACTGTCAGCGTAGTTACCACGCTGTTCATCGACTCTACCAGCGCGCTTGGGATGGCTTCCCCATCTTTGGCAGAGGCGATGCTGCGCACGCTCTGGCCTATGGTGTCGCCAAATGACTTGGGTAACTGGCCGATAGACAGGCCGGTACTGATCCCTGCGGCTAGACGATCTGGGATGCTTACACCGTTCTTCGCGAGCTGTTTATCAACTGCGTCAATGGCTTCTGCCCCGGTGAACCCGAGAGCAGCCATGCGGGTAAGGTCGCGATTACCGACCGCCTGCATCAGCGCTAGCTGGTCATCTTGGTTCGCCATACCCTTAAGGTAGGTCATGCGCAAGGTCTTGGCCTGATTGTACGACATACGCCCGGCCTCAGTCTCACGCACGATGTAACTCGTCAGCTCGTCAGGGCCAGCCTCTCCGCGCCCCACGCGGGCCTCTAAGGCGCTGTTGTCTTGGATCACGCCCAACGAGTCAAGCGCCTTGGTGCGGGTCTCGCTCTCCCGCAGCTGCGTGTCAAGGGCCTTGCGGTCCTCGAACGACATGTTGTTCAGCATGCCGGAGTCGCGGAGCTGCGTAACCACTTGGCGCTGATCGGAGCTTACCAGAGCGCTGAGGTACTGCCCGGCCACCTTCTCGCGCATATCCTGTGGGAGCTTGTCGGTGGTGAACAGGTCCTGATACAGCAGGGCCGCACGCTGCGTATTAGCCTCGTACGTTACTGGGTCATCCTTGGAGGACGTGAGGTCAGTAATGATCTGATTGCCCTGCACCAAGTACCGCTTGGCGCCCTCGTTGATCGACCACTTCGTGTACGCCCCGGCCTGCGCCGAGAACAGGGACCGTTCCATGCTCTCTTGCGAGGTCATGGCCTGTAACTGGCCTTGCGAGGTCAGCTTGCTGAACTTCCCTGTAAACTCGGATGCGCGCTGCTGCACGATCTTACCGAACTCGTCAGGGGACATGCTCTGACCCTTGGTCTTGATCAGCTCTTGCATGTCGCGGGCCATGTTGGCCTGCTCGATACGGTAGTCTTCGTCCTGATAACCACCGTTCACAAACCACTTACTCGCGATGTCCGAATCCACCGCTTCCTGCGACAGACCGGCCATGCGTGCGCGTCTGCCCTCTAGGTACTTCTCCTGTGCCTCTTGTTCGACGCCCTTGTTTACAGCGCCCTGTGCGATGCTCAAGAGGCCGTCAAGCGCTACGCTACCGGCACTCGGTCCTGTGTACGCCGAGCGCTCTACCTTTGCCGGGCCAAGTCGCAGCGCTTCCTGTTGCTGCATGCCCGGTGAACGCAAGTCGAACTCTGCTGCGTTACGGTCTACCATGTGTGTTGCCTCAAGTTGAAGTGGAGCCGAAACGGAACGCCGAGCTAACGTAGGTTGACCCGGCTGCGAGGAGACCGTTTACTAGCGGGTTCTGTTGACCCGTTGCTGGGTCAATCTGGCCGCGCAGGCTGTTCTGCGCAGCGGAGGTCATCTGCCGCACTTGCTGTTGCAGGTTGTACTGCCCTGTCTCAAAGTTCTCAGCAGTGGTGGTAGCTGCCTCTGCCAGCTCACGGACAATGTCACCC